AACACTGGCCGGGAGTGCATAGGCATGATGACATCAAGACTTTTGAAGGACGCCCCTGCGACATCATCTGCGGAGGCTTCCCCTGCCAGGACTTGTCCTACGCCGGTACTGGAGCAGGACTCGACGGCGACCGGTCAGGTCTTTGGCACGAAATGCTCAGGGTCATTCGCGTGGTTCGACCGCGATACGTCCTCGTGGAGAACGTCCCAGCTTTGCTTAACCGGGGAATGGGAGTTGTGGTCGGAGGGCTGGCCCAGAGCGGGTACGATTGTGAGTGGGACTGCATCCCGGCATGTGCCGTTGGCGCCCCTCACAGGCGGGACCGCGTCTGGATTGTTGCCCGCTGCAACAGCGACAGCAGGAGAGCATTTCAGTACGCCAACAGCGGGAGACTCAAGGGGAGCCGGCCCGAATCAGCATACGAGGACGCTTGGGCGTCAGATCAAGCAGCAGACTGGTGGGCAGTTGAACCCGGTTTTTGTCGAATGGGTAATGGGATACCCAGCCGGGTGGACCGACTTAAAGGATTAGGTAATGCCGTCGTCCCACAAGTTGTGCAGTATATCGCCGAAAGAATCGTTGCGATTGAAAACCAATCATTGACTGCCTGCGGGTAATCGTGTAGAATAGCTCGACCATGAGCGAACACTCGACATTCTTCTTGCGCGGCGCCATGCTCATGGTCAGTGGCGCCGCGTTTTTATGTGCATCAACGGGTTTGCCTGGCGAGTTACCCCGACCCAAAAAACCGGCCATAACTAAAGAGTGCCCTATTTCGTCAAGAAGCGTCCCCACCCCAGGACGTTGGGCTGTCGGCAACCCCGGTTCCACGAAAACAAAAGCGCTGGCTATGTCCCGCCATGACAACCAGCCCCCTGACCTCTAGTTGGAACACCGTTGTGCCGGCCGATGTACATGCGCGTCCCATGACCTTGCCAAGAGGTCAGGGGATAAATGGCGGGGTTGCGCTCACGCATGCTCAAACCACCGCTTCTCCGCGGCCTGCTGGCTGACGCCGGCGAACCGGCCGCTGTCCAGGTAGTGCCCTTCCAACTGCTCCTCGATCCACGCCTGCCGGTGGCGGTCGGCTGATGTCTCGGGGTCTTGGTTCAGTTCAAGTTGCCACTGCCCCACGCACATAGCCATGGCCTCCAGTTCGTCGTCGTGCGGCAGGCAGTTGCGCTGCTTGGTGATTCGCGTGTACTGGTATTGCAGTTGCTCGTTGCGTGCCACGCTCTCGTCCCAGACCAACCGGTGCTGACTGGTCACCGGCTCCAGGGCGTCGATGATCCGCAGTTCCTTCTGCTGGTGCGTGCGGACGGTGGCGACCGAACATTTCCAGCCGTCCTTGTAATCTTCCTTCTTGCCTGGTTCCAGGAAGCACTTCTGCATGACCGGCTCGAACAACGCCATGAACATGCCAAGTCCGAAGTTGTCCTCGATATCAATGTGCCCGACGTTGTGCCGGCGCGCCAGTTCAGCCAGTTCCATGAGCGTGGGGGGATCGTACCCGCCGGCCAGGCCGCCGACATCTTTAACATACAAGTAGCCGCTCAGGTGAGCGACGATGGCGTATCCTGTTTTGTCCGCACCGCGACCGGACGGGTCAATCCACATTCTCGTACTGCTGTACGGTTCCCACTGGCTGTCGTAGTAGATGGGCGAGTGGAGGCTGTCGGTCCCGAAACCCAGCGACGGGATCTGCTCGAGCCTCGTACCACGCCCCTGGTCGTTGGTCATACCCCACGAGATATTGACCGGCGCCTTGTCACGGTTAACAGGGAATACAACCAGGTCGTCGAGCCGTAATGGGTACAGCAACTCATCGCCCATGTCGGCGATTAGCTGTTGCTGCATGGCGAAATAAGTTCGTCCGCGTGCTCGTCTCTCTTCGATGTATTCCCGCGGATGGCGATGATCAAAGACGGGGGTTCCCACCAGGGACGGCATCTCATCGATGCGGGCCTGGACCGATGGTGCCAGCTCGTGGATTTTAGATTGCTCGCTCCTGGTCGGATACAGCAGCGGCCATGACCGGAACTGCACCCCTCGCTGGGCCTCCTTGCGATAGAGGCTTTCCTCGTGGTGGTATGTGCCGAAGTAGATGATCTCACGGTCGCCGTATGTGGCGACCGATGTGAATTCGTGTACCCGCTCAGCCAGGTCATCTCGTGCGTCGAGCGTGCGGGTATTACCCTTAGTCTCAACGTCGTCGGCGATGATCACATGGGCGCGGGCGTTCTCGAGTTGCCCCTCGATCCCGATCGCCATGACCGAAGGATCTTTGGTGTCCTGCGACGGCCCGGCATCGAACATATCGGTATTGTCACGCCATGTACGGCTACCGTCGAACCGCGGCCGCAGGTGCTCGAGGAAGTCGATCGAGTCGATCCACCCCCGCACCAGCTTGATCATCTTCTTGGCTGCCGACTGGGACTTTGATACGACGATGATCTTAGTGTCAGGATCAAGGAACAGCCGCCAGCAGGTGTACGACGCCGTACCCAGGTAGGTCTTACCAATCCCTCGCGGCGCCAATACCCCTCGCTGCGGCGGGCCGTGTGCGATGAACTCGCACATGTCCTTCTCAGGCCACCCTATCGGCGCGTACCGGCTGTACCGTGTGGCCGGGTTATCCCAAACAGCCTGCACGAACGCAGGGTAGGAGGTCAGCAGGGACGCTATAAAGGCGTCAGACCGGTCCTGTGGCGGCGTCTGCATTATCTACGTCCATAGGGGGGATGGAACTGCCGTTCGTCTGGGCCTGCCTGATGCGATCTATGGCCTCCTGAACGGGGTTCGCAGTGGAGGTGTCGGTCGAGAGTTCTCTCATGCGGCGGCCGATGACGTTCATCATGGCTGCTGACGGGGCAATTCTTATGGCATCGCCTTCGTCACTGAGGACAGGCTCGCCGTTCTTGCAGGCGATCTCGCCAAACTCCAGGATATCCAGAAGCTGGCCGTCGTACAGGGACTGCATTTTTTCGGCTATTTCGGCGGGGGTCATGGTCGTGGTTCCAACTCGCCCTTTTGCTCTCGGTACAGGTTCTCGGTGAGGTAGGGGTCGATCCCGGCGAACCGGTTCATCGCCCTGAACCACAACAGGTTCTGGAATGGCACGGTCTTTCTCAGCGCGTGCCACCTGGCGACGGTCATGTTCTGGTCGGGGAGCAGGCCCGACGCCCCGTGGAAGAACCGCTCGGCCATATCCATCGACGGGCTGAGTGATCCCCAGACACTGCGTGCCTGGAACGGCGCCCGGCTGATGGTTGCCGGGTCGGTTCCCAGCAACGCGGATGGTCCGATGTGCATTTTATCGAAGAACCCCAGCGGCCGGTTGAACCAGCCGGTCAGTCCGCTTGTGTTGACGACGGCGTAGGTCATGGCCCACGGGTCGGAGTCCCACAACTCAATGGTCTTATCAATTGACCGCCGGCCTGAGAGGTCGTTTCTGATTGCGTCAACCACCGTACCGGCTGCCATGTACGCCATGATAGTTGATATTTGCTTGCCGGCGGGACGCTGTGCCAGTGGTCGGATCACCTGGTTGGCGAAGGTGAAGTTAAACGACTGGAACTGGTTGACGTGGCGGCCCCACCAGGTGTCGCTCATAAGCGGTCGGTCGGTGAGGCCGGGCGTAATGATCATGGCCCGCTCGACGTTGGTGTTGATGGCTATCATCATGGTGTCGAACGCGACCCTCGCGGCATCTCCTTCGCCCTTTAACCACTGGGCGCCGTCGGGCAACATGATCCCGGTGTAACTATCGAGTTGGGCAGGGTCCATGTCGGCAAGTTTCTGACCGTCCATGGTTGAACCGTACTTGCGAGTGAGAGCCATTATCCGACGTGTCATGTCCACGTTGATGCCATTGTTCGCCAGCCAGGCGGCGTCGAACCCGCTCTTGAAGCCGGCGGCCGATGCGGCCTTCTCCTTGGACATCCCCTTCTTCACAAGTTCAGCCATCTTCAACTGCATATGCATCAGGCGGTACATTCGGTCCATGGTAAGGAACGCCGCGGATCTCTTGGCGTAACGGTTCCATGTGTTTGCCAGCGAGATCTCGTTAAAGATCATGCCCATCCGGTTGAGTCCGCTGCCGATGGCGCCGGTGAATTTGCGAGTGGCACCGAACCCCACGCCGGCACCGGGGTCGTCAAAGTCGGTGTCAGCAAATACCATCTGCCTGTTGTTGACCTGCTCGTAG